ACTTATTGGTGGCTCACCGTGTCAGGGCTTTAGCTTTGCAGGTAAGCAACTTAACTTTGATGATCCACGCAGTAAGTTATTCTGGGAATATGTGCGGCTACTCAAGGCACTCAAGCCTAAGTATTTCTTACTTGAGAACGTCAAGATGAAGAAGGAAAGCATGGATGTAATCACTGATGCGCTGGGCGTAGAGCCTGTCTTTATCAACAGTAACCTAGTGTCTGCCCAGAATAGACAGCGATACTATTGGACAAACATTCCAGTAGATAAGCTACCTGATGACAAAGGTATTGTACTTGCTGACATCTTAGAAGATGGACATGTTGACCGTGACAAGTCACACTGCATTGACGCTAATTACTTCAAAGGTGGCAACCTCAAGTCATACTTTGAGAAGCACCGTAGACAGCTAGTGTTTAGCAAAGATGGTATGTGTCATGTAGGTGACGCAGGTATCAGTGATAAGTATGCATACGTCAACCGTGTGTATCATCCATCAGGTAAAGGTCCATCACTTGTAGCGTCAGATGGTGGACACCTACAGCCTAAGGTATCTAAGGGTACTACTGAGTACAGAAAGCTAACACCTCTAGAGTGTGAGCGTTTACAGACAGTACCTGAGGGCTACACTAACCACGTATCAAATACGCAGCGGTACAAAATGCTTGGCAATGGATGGACCGTTGACGTAGTATCACACATAATGAAAGGACTAACACAATGATGAACTTAACAATAAACACAAAAGCTTTCCCTGATGCAGATCCTGGAATGTTACAAGAAATGCTTGGCGTATTGCCGTACTGGGTACGTGAGTACAATATACTAGGCACAGACATGGACATCGTAGGGTTTATGACTGAGCGCTACGGCTTTGGTAGCTTGTACCAATTCAAGGGTGACGTACAAGAGGACGGTACGTACAGCTATCCAGAAGATCCTGACCTGCCATATGTAGGTAAGATGAATACGCCCAACGGTAACGTGTACTTCTATGAGTACGCTATGCTTGCACTACCATTACCTAACGGTGAGTATTTCGTAACAAGGATGGACTAAGATGCTGACCTTATTCGTTTCACCTATGCTTGCTTACTTCCTGATGCTAATCACTATAGTTATCCTAGCGAGTATAGGTGTAGACGTAAGGACTATTGACACATTAACACTTACTGTGGTATACCTACAGTGTATCTGGATAGTACAACTTATACGTGTACTTAAACCTAAACCTAAGAAAGAGGAGACTAACTAAAATGATTATTGAAGATCAAACAGTAGAAGTACAAGTATGGGATCATAACGATGCAGTGATCTTTGTATATGAATCTATACACGAGAAGACAGATGAAATACATGAGTCAGGCGTTCCTGGTTGGCGCAGTTATAAGAAAGTATTCACAGCCATACCAGTAAACTTTACTTATGCTGATAGTTTATCTAGTGATGATAAGCTAGAGAAGGTACGCAAGGTAGTTGATGCATTGACTGAATTATATGCCTACGAAGATGGTTACGAGATGGGTGTATCGTACTACATCAACCACGATCAATTCGTTAATGCATAATAAGGAGTACAAGCATGGACAAAGTAGTATGTGTACACTACATAATAGAAAGACTTAAAGCTATCGTAGGGTCTGACTTCCCACAGACCGGGGCTAGTGAGTTACTACGTGAGATGTATCACAACTTAGGTGTTGACGCACACAACGATTATATGGAGCAAGAATAACATGGACGATCTACTTATCCCTATCAATGACTACCACAGCAACCTGCAGCGTGAGATTGATGAAGCTGAATGGATGGGTGACTTTTATCAGGCTGACTTCATCAAGCGTGAGCTAGAAGATGTCAAGCACATGATTAATACAGGCCAGATGTACTACCCGTTGTTCTGATAGCATCATCATGGAGCCAGGCACACAAATAGTTTTACCTTTCTTGATAGCTTACATAGGTGGCTTCATCTACTTCTTAGTTAAAGGAGGTAACAATAACAAATGATAATGCTACGAGCATACTTGAAAAGAATACTCATCGCCTTAAGCGTACTGCTTAACGTAGTGCTAGGCGGTGGGAATAATCAGACCTTCTCTGCACGTAACTGGGAATGGCAGAAGAACAATAAGATAAACATCGTGTGGTTAATTGACATGGTCATAGGAAAAGGACACTGCTTAGAATGTTGGGTATACTGGAAGACAAGAAGGAAATGGTAGGTAAAAACAATAGGTTAACTGGCAACTCTACTATTGGTGACTTAGTACAGTTCTACTATAAGTCGCCTAACTTCTTACGTTTATCACGAGCAGCGCAGAAAGATTATGAGTCGTGCTTAAAAATTATACTTGAGGACTTAGGCAGTAAGCGTCTGTGCTTTGTGTCAGCTAAACTTATTGAGCAAGCCTATGAAGTGTGGCTTAAACGTGGTACGTACAGAGCTAACAAGATCGTGAGCATCTTGTCTATCTTGTTCAATAAAGGTTTGCATGAGGGTGTACGTATGATTAACCCTGTTCCTCTCATGGATAACCGTGTACCTAACCCACCACGTAAGGTACTGTGGACACCTGAGCAAGTTAACATATTCTTAGAGACAGCGTACAGCCAATGGAAGTGGCGCTCTATTGGTTTGATTGTACAGATGGGCTACGAGTGGGGCCAGCGTGTAGGTGACTTACGCTTACTGACATGGGATGCCTTAGACTTAGACAAGAAACGCATGGACTTAGAGCAGAGTAAACGTGGCGCTGATGTACACTTACCTATCAGTGACCCACTACTGCACATCCTGGTTCAACAGAAAGAAAGCTTTGGGTTCCAGCAATATGTTGCACCACAAGTACACGCAGCGGATGGAGCCTACAAGCCGTACCCTAAGGAGACACTGTTCAAGCACGTCAATGACATCAAGCGTGAGGCTGGACTACCTGATGAGCTTACAGCTATGGACATGAGGCGTACAGTTATAACTGAGATGGTTGAAGCTGGTGTAGATGTGACACAGATCAAACAAGTATCAGGTCACACTGGCATAAATAGCTTGACACCTTACATCAGACACACGTATACTGGTGCTTCAGAAGCGTTAGCCCAGCGCAGTGCGTTCAAGAAGGATAAGGAGTGATGGTAGAAAAAACGTTTGAAGAAGAGAGAAACAATGGTTGGACTTACGTAGGTAAGAACTCAAAAGGAGAACCTAAGTTTAGGAAGTATACTAATGAGACTTTAGAATATGTGAAAGACTTCCTAGATAAAAAGGAAATAGCTTACTTTGTACGGGAGCAACAGGCTTTAATCTTTATATATAAAGAAAAAGATCCTGCTAGTATGTACTCTTCCCGTTACGCTTACTACTATACTACAGGTAGGTGGGGCAGCGATAAAAGAAAAAAGCACTATCACTCAGAAGGTATTGAGCATTTTATGAATACTTACTATACCACAGTAGAACAAGACAAAGAGTACTGGGATAATCTAAAAGCTCAAGAGGGTAAGGATGAATGACCAACAGCAATAAGTACACAGAAGACTTAGACTTAGCTGAAGGTCAATCCATACGTAAGGCTTGTCCTCAGTGCGGCAAGAGTAACACCTTCACTGCTACTAAGAAAGACGGTAAGATTATGTACAACTGTTACAGCTTATCGTGTGGCTTGAAGGGTGCAGTATCAACTGGCATGACACGAGCAGAAATGGAGAACTATTTCGTGAAACCATTAGTAGAAACATTCAAGGATAACAATGAGTTAGAGCGCTTTGTTTATCCTGAGTATGTAGTTAACGCAGCGGATGCAACTGACGGACACTTACGTAGGTTCGTGTCACGCTGGGAGTTACTACGTCACGAGAACTTACTGTACGACATCAAAGATAGACGTGCCGTGTTCCCTATATGGCACAAAGGTATAGCTATTGATGCTATAGGACGTGCATTAGATGGTGCAGTGCCTAAGTGGTACAGGTATGGCGGTACTGCTGAGTACTACAGAAGGAGTACGGGTATACCCAATGGTGTATACGTATTAGTCGAGGATGTTATTAGTGCTATCACTGTAGCTAAGAAACTACCTGGCACGACAGGGTTCGCTATACTTGGTACTAGCTTGACAGCTAAGCAAACACAAGCTATAAGTGACAATGCGCAAGCTGTTATAGTTGCACTTGATCCTGACGCTGTAGATAAAACGTTAAAGTATAAACGTGAAGTTGAACTATGGACTGGTCTACCTACTAAGGCGTTACACTTAGAGGATGACATCAAGTATGAACGAACAGCAGACATGGTTAAGCTAAGGAGTTTAGTAGACAATGAAACAAAAGGAGCCGATAAACAAGCAGAACCCTATGGCTAGGGACTTACGTCAACCTAAGTATAGGCAGCAGATTATACCTGACAAGAAGAAACCTAAACCTAAACGGAAAGAGAAACATAAAGGAGATACAAATGACACAGATAAGCATCAACCCTAGAACAGGGAAGCCTAAGTATTACAGAGGTGAAGGTAAAGACGTTAGTAGTAGTGCAGAAATACAAAAGAAAAGAAATACAAAAAGCAACCCCAAGAACAACCCTTTATCTATGTATGTGAACGGTAAGTACGTATCACGTAAGCACCCGTTGTATAAACCAGGACGTTACAAATCATTCGGTGACGCAGCGTTCAGTGCTCTGCAGAAGGACAAACAGATCCTTCAAGGTTACGTGTACGCTATCCGCAACAAGGCATGGCCTGACTGGATTAAGATAGGCAAGGCAGTAGACGCAGAGGATAGACTTAACGGCTACCAAACAAGCTCACCTATGCGTGACTATGAGTTGATCCATTCAGTTTACTTTGATGATCGTAACAAGGCTGAGCGTGACGCACACAAGGTAGCTGAGCGTAAGGGTGAACGTAAAGGTGAATGGTTTAAGCTAACTGAAGAGCAAGCACTTGAGGTGCTACGTGAGGTGACACTTGATTGAAGTGGAGATGTGGGCTATCAAAGATGTTGAAAAGGATGAGTTGATCATGACTAAGTTTGGGAGGTCTTTGTGGAAACGTAAACAGTCTCCAAAGAATGTCAATGTTATTGGCTATAGACATTGGGAAAAGGGTAATGGTATGCTACAGCCAGTTAAAGTTAGGATAACGGAGTTGGTGAATGATTGAAGTAACTTACAAAGGACACATGGGTAATGACCTTACAGTTTGTAACGCTGCCCGTGTTTCATTCGGTAAAGAAACTGAGTGGGACTACGAAGAGTCAGATGCTTACAGCTTTAAGCAACACCTTAAAAAGAAAGATGAGAAGCTTATACAATACCTAGCCAAGCACAAGCACATCAGCCCCTTTGGGCATTGCTTTGCAAGCTTTCATGTCAAGGCACCTGTCTTTGTAGCTAGGCAGCTAGTCAAGCATAAGTTCTTACGCTGGAATGAAATCAGCCGTAGGTATGTGGACAGTGAGCCTGAGTTTTATGTGCCTAATACATATCGTGGGCGTAGCCTTGATAAGAAGCAAGGTAGCGCAGGTAAAGTAACTGTATCTGACAACGGTTTTAACGAGATTGCAATGACTGAGTATGAGTACCTACTAGATTTAGGCGTATGCCCGGAGCAAGCACGTATGGTGCTGCCACAGAGTATGATGACTGAGTGGTACTGGTCAGGTAGCTTAGATGCCTTTGCAGACATGTGTAACCTACGCTGTAAGCCTGACACACAAGCTGAGACAGCAGAGGTAGCATGGGGAATTGATCTTAAAATGATTGACTTGTTTCCTGTGTCGTGGAAAGCATTAAGGGAGAATGAATGATGAATGACATCAAAGTAACTGATATAGAAGAACACGAGGATGGTAGTGCTACACTACAAGTAGAGTGTGACCCTGAGACATTCGCAGCTATCTTTAATGCAGGGTTTATAGCATTGGTAGAAGCTGGCTTGGAATCAGAATCAAACAGAGTAAAAAAGAAATGGCAGAAATGTGTAAGCTGTGGTGGCCCAGCGCAGAATGACATGTGTGGCTTTTGTTTAGAAGAGGAGTAGTACCATGAGCATGGTTGGAACAATAGAAGATATGAGATGGGAGATCAAACAACTAAAGAAAGAAAATGATTTACTGTCAAAGCAGTTAAGAAAGAAAGACAAAGAGTTATCAGACCTAAAGAATAACATACGAGAGTTTGATGATGATGAACGGAAGAGAGCAATGGAAAGGTACAAAGCTAATGGAGTTAGCACTGATTAGAACTTTGATGGACAAGGACTTTTATGAAGACCATAAAGGTATCCGTACCCCTGATAAGTTATTCACTAAAGATGTACGAAAGATCAAGCGTACCTTAGACTACGCTATGGAGCAGTACGAAAAGAGTGTTAGTCCATCTGAACTTGAGGCGCTGTTCTTTGCACGTAACGTTCTTACTACATCCAACAAAGATATGTACAAGGATCTCTTCAAGAAGATACACAGTGAGAAACCTATGGCTCGTGACATTGCACAGGAAGTGCTGTCTAAGTTATTCCAGCAGGTAGTAGGTGAAGAGGTAGCTAAGCTAGGCTTTGACTACGTGAACGGTACAGAGAGTACGCTGGAACCTATGCGTAAGATATTATCTGACTACCAGGATGACTTCATGCCTAACTTAAAGGTTGACTGGGGTGACATCTCTATTGATAACTTACTTCAAGCTAACGACATCCAGTCCAAGTGGAAGTTTAACATCCCGTCACTCAAGCAGCGTGTCGAGGGTATAAGTGGTGGTCACTTAGTTATTGTAGGCGCACGTCCTAACACAGGTAAGACCAGCTTCCATGCCTCTCTTATAGCATCTGAGGGTGGCTTCGCTAGGCAGGGTGCTAAGTGTATCGTGTTGTGTAACGAAGAAAGTTATGAGCGTGTAGGTGCTAGGTATCTTAGTGCAGCTACAGACATGTCAATGGAAGAAGTGAAAGGTAACTATGCGTTAGCGTCCAATAGATACAAACCTGTACACGATAACATCAAGATCTATGACAGCACAGGTAAAGACATGAACTGGGTTGAGGCTCTTACAAAAGCTTACCAGCCTGACA